AAAGATATCTCCATTTGCTCCACATCCGAAGCAGTTAAAGTCTTTATCATAGATCTTCATGGAAGCCTCCCGATCGCCTTTGTGAAACGGGCACTGAATAAAACCTGACCGGTTCGGCTGCGGAAGTCCGCATTTATTTAAAATGTCCCGCATACTATATGTTTGCTTAATCTCCTCGCTGGTCATCTGGGGTCACCGCCCCCCCCCCTGCAAGGATCCGCATGATTTCTTTGCCCGTATTCTTTTTCTCACAGAATTCAAACCTGACATTGTATCGATCACGGATGGTGCATAGCGATTTGTACAGCTGATTACCGTCAACTGCCTTGGCTGATACCACATACTTCTCACGTTTACCATTTACCATGCGCCATCGGACTTCATGCTTTCTCGGATTCTCCCAGAACCACACATCTTCCAGGCTCTGTATATCCGGACCATGCTCTACCAGAATCACAAGCTGTATCCCTGCATCGATTGCCTTCAGGAGCTCTCTCTTGAATCGCTCATGCTGCTGGCAGACATTTCCGCATAATTCCTGCAGATTCTGCTTCCGATCGATGATGAGCCTGGGGTTATCCAGACTCATATAATCACCGACTAATAATTTACTCGAGAAATGCTTTACGCCATTATCATCAAATGTCTTAAGAATTTTACGAACAGCCCGCTGCTTTTCTCTTGTATCAATTTGTATATCCACTTACATCACTCCTAGTTGAATGGCAGTTCCTCATCAATGCCATCCGGAATATTCATAAATCCATCTCCTGCAGGTGTGGATCCCTGCGGATATCCTGGATATCCATTAATATGATCCTTGTATGCTTGCGTTTCTGTCTCCATCGGAATCTCGGCTTCTTCCGCTTTGTCGTGTGATACAAACCATCTCAAAACACGCTTTTCAAGCTCTCTTCCATTATAAAAATCCATCTGTATTCCAAATACTCCGCCGACCAGTTTGTTCTTAAACTGCTGACCAAAGTTGTCTCCCCACTGCGTTTCAAATCCATTGTTTGAATGCTCCACGCAAGTTAAGAATGTTTTGAAGGATCTGCTGCAGTTGCCATCATTATCCTCTGTCAAAATATAGTTCGTTCCCTGATTCGGCCATTTCTTTTCCGGACGAATATCATTCGCAAATACCTCTTCAAAATAACCTGCCTGCTTATCTCCCGGAGCAAAATCAAAGTACACAACAATCATCGGTCGATTCGTCTTCGACATTCTTTCTTCAACTTTTTTGATCACTAATTTATGTCCGCCAAGTTCCACAGGAGTAAATTCGCCCTGAACCTGTGTATTTTCATAATTATTTGGTTTTTTCATCTTCTCCTGTTCCTCCTAATTCGTAATAATCTCTGATTGCCTTTTCTACCAGAAGAATGTCATTATCAATAGTTAAATCCTCAAACATTCCGATCGGCGACTTACTTACAGCTCCATCCGATGCCTGGGTTACAAATAAATGCTTATTTGATTCAGCAATGCATCGAAGCACGATTGTAAACATTCCTTCCACACATACCTTTTCATCTAAAAGTTTTCCGATCGTCTTTGGCTTAATCTCTCCCAGTTCATTAGATTCCTCATGCATAATCATATACACGATTTTGTCTGCAGGGACCTTGGTAGAAATAAACTGAAGTAAATTCCAGAAATGATCTCCAATCTGGTTATAAAGAGTGAATACTCCGTTTCCTCCTCCAGCGGAACTGTGCTTATTCATAAACATATTGGTAATCAAATATCCGGCATCATCAATTACGATGTTTTTTGCTTTTGATGCGATTAACAGTTTCATAATCTGCTGATAATCATCTGAATACCAGCCGTTAATTTTTCCTTTAAATGGAAGTGGCTTATCCAATACTCTGATCAGATTCCAATTATCATTTCCTACGCAATTGCGAAGGCTCGTACTTTTCCCTGTTCCAGATCTTCCAATAATTAATACCGGTGTTGCCATATCTTACTCTTCCTCCTGTTCATTAGTAATGGAATAACTGATTTTTCCGATACCATATTTCTTAAATGTATCAATGATTTCACCAACTTCTGTCAGTCCACGCGCTCTAAAAACTGCTGTTTCTCCTAAATCAATTCCGTGATCTGATGTATATTTCTGTGTTACTCTTACCTCCCACATATCCATATCTCCTATCGAATTCTTAATCCTTCGCTCTGCTCCAAATGCGCAAAATCTGCCGGGTTATCTTTAAGCCACTTCTTGAGTGAAGCCTTGTCCAGCTTCGGATCCTGCTTAATCCAGTACTCTTCTGGAATCTTATCTTCCTGATCAACTACAACTGATGCCGGATTCTTCTGAATATTAAATCCGAATAAAGCTGTCTTAAATTTTCTCTTTCCTGTATCGATCATTGCCTTCTCAAGATATTTTTTTACTCTATCAGCATTGTTGGAGATCACGTCTTTTCTCGCTTTTAAACGCTCAATTTCTTCGTTGATCACACTTGTCACACCATTCAGTTCACGGATCAGCTTTGCACAGTTATCCGCCTTTGCTTCGATTTCTCCATCCACACCTTCTAATGTGTCCTGCAGCACCTCTGGATCAACGGAGTCATCCTCCATCATCTCCAAAAGCTGTCTATATTCTTCTGTTAATTCATACAATGTTGCCATATCTTTACCTCCAATTATTCTTTGTCATACACCACTTGCTCTGCAGCCTTTACGATCAAAAGACTTGCAATCTGCTTAAGTGATAAAGTTGATTCATTATAAATCTCTACCAGTGCGTTATATGCTTCCGGTGTTACTTTAACCACCATCTGATCATCTACCGGCTGTTTCCTTCTGGCCGGAATATGTATCTTTCCATCACTCATAGCTGTTCTCCTTCTGCAATACAGGGAAGTCTTTTAACATCTTTTCCATCCACTGTTCCGCATCCCGATTGCCAAATCCGATAATATCTTCTCCCAGAACTAACCCGAAGATCACATCGCCGGCAATCATACAACCATGCTCTTCGATTCCATAGAATACAGAAGCCACTGCATTGCAAGAAAGTCCTTTGATTAACCCTTCCTCATCAACCAGCATAATCACCGGAGCTTTGAAGTAGTCCCACATCTTTCTTGTCTTCACAGTCTCAAAATATCCGCCGACTGCCTGCTGAATAGATCTGAAATCCTTAAAATCTACATCGACGATAGAGATCTTATTATCCGTTGTAATTTTCAGCGTCTTCATCTTTTCTCCTCCGCCTGTTTAATGGCTTCCTTTGTAATACTTACCAGAACTTCTTTTGCCAGTTCTTCTGGCATATGTCCACGAAGTGATCTATATATTGCCGCCGTAACGCCTCTATATTCCCTTAATAACTCTGCTCCGGATCCCAGTATTTCTACCTGGCATCCCGTCATTCCGCTGCAAACGGACTGTGATGTTGCTTTAATCATTTGACTAATTTCCTTTCTTCTCATATAATATAGTTGACTAATTTCCTGAGTACTCCATGCCTTGCCGGGCTATCGTGAGTACTCTTTTTTAATTCTTGCAATGTCCTCACCCCCCTTTATCTAAGAATCAACCACGCGAACAATATAAGGTCGAATGATATACCGACCGCGCAACCGATCACACAGCCGATTAGCAGTTCTCTTATACCTCTCTGCAGCTTATTTTTTGGTCCTCGTCTTTTCATGCTTGTCCACCTCCCCTACCGCCTAAGCGGTTTTCTCTTTCTGGTATCCCAGATATCCAACAGCTACACGATTCAACTCATTCACGATTTTTTCTCGTTCCTCTGCAGATAATGTAGCTATGTCTCTCTCTACTCCATCGATGATCACGATGTTAATATGTTTCAAGACTGCATCACCTCTTTATAGGTTATGTGGAATGGTTTGTACTTGTTGCATTCTGATTTCTAACATGAATCGCACAATCATTTATTCCGACTATTGTTGTTACTGGTGAACTCCCTATATATTCGGAGGTCTGCTCTACTACTTCTCTCATGCACTTTCCACACACTGGGCAGTAATTTGCATTCTCCGGAAGCTCGGTAAAACATACTGGGCATAATCGTTTCATAATCTCCACCTCTCTTCTATTGCATCTTCCTCAAATCTCTCCTATACTCTAAATACAAGCACTGCCACGCTGAGTATTTATGAAAGGAGATATATTGCATGGATCCTAATTGGCACGCTCAACTAATGGTTGACGAAATCAACAAACAAAGTGAACGTGATGCTCTTTTAAAAGAAACCCATGATACTCTTTTGCAAATGCAAGAAGCATCTGAAAAGGAATCTGCTATAAATTCAAAGCGATTTATAATTCAGACAGTTCTTTCTGTAGCATCTCTAATTGTTGCTGCAATTGCTGCTGTTGCTTCCATAATTGCTTTGCTGTAATAATTATGGATATCTGATTGATAGCCGTTAAAAATGCGGCTATTGATACTAATAAAACCGATACACTTTCAGCCACTTTCTACTCCCTCCCTTCTTCTGAACCTGTTTCATCTGTTGCAAATAGGTAATCTAATGATTTATTACTGAATTTTTTGAGAAAGCATTCGTTCCGCATTTAGCATATCGCTGATTGGAATCCTTAAAACTTCTGATAACGCAATAAGTATTGATGCGTTCATGTCTCGTTGTCTCTCTCCTTTTTCAATAGAGCAATAATAATTTGCAGAAATCCCTATATGTTTCGCCACATCTTCTTGCGTCATTCCCAGAGATAATCTTGCTTCTTTTAAATAGTCCCTCAATTTCGTTCACCTCCTGTTGTCGTTTTGTGAATTTCTATCATTATCTTACTTCTCATTTTGAAAATTGTCAAGCAATTAATTTTCATTTTGTGAATTTATATTTCTTGAAATATCTCATTTTGTGATTTATAATGATGGTAAACAGAAAAGAGGTGTCAATATGAGAATTAAGGAATTACGAGAAATTAATGATATACAGCAAAAAGAATTGGCAGCCGAATTAAACATTCCAGCAAGTACCTTAAGCCAATATGAAACAGGAAAACGCGAACCTAATATTGAAATAGTCAAAAAAATTGCCAATTTCTTTAATGTATCCACAGATTATATATATGGATTAAGCGCAATAACCACTTGTCATGATTGTGGACTTTCATACTGTCCTGATAATAAATTGGATTTAGCAACACATAAAGAAATACATTCTCGGTGGCTAAAAGCAAAAAATAAATACGGTTTTTGTTACTCAAACTATGGAGAACGCGAACGTATAAAGGCGTTAAATAGAAATGTAGTTAAAGATTATTCGCTTCCTCTTGACAAAAGATATCAAGCACAAATCGAAGTCTTTAAATGCCTATTTTCTCGAAGTTTGGAAGCAAGCAACTACAGTGATTCATTTATAAGCTTTGAAGAATATGTATCCATGTTACTTAATCAACCTTCTGTTAAAAAACGTCTTGGAGATGAATTATATCAAAAAATGGTAAATAAATTTGGAACTTCCGAAGGTATTCCTGACGGACAAACTTATTATTACCAATACGAAACTTCTGACGCGCCAACTTTTGCAGCCCATAAAGATGGAGAAAATTTCACGCCCGCAGAACTGGATAAAATCGAAGAATACAAGCGATTGTTGATTGCAGCACGACCAAAGGAGTGATTGTTTGACATACGAAGAATTATTGATTGAACATGATAGTCTTAATATTTTAGAATTGGACTTGTCGGAAGTAAGTGGATTAAAAGGATTATATTACAATGGCTCTGTGGCAATTGAACAAAAACTTACTTCTGTAGAGAAAACCTGTGTTCTGGCAGAGGAACTTGGTCACCACTATACTTCTGTTGGTAATATTATTGACATGGAATATACCGGTAATCGAAAACAAGAGCGCCAGGCACGGCTCTGGGGATACAATCGAAGTATCGGACTACTCGGTCTGATCAGAGCCTATGAACACGGTTGTAAAGACAAATATGAAATTGCAGAATATCTGGATGTTACAGAAGAATATCTGGAAGACTGCATTGACTGTTACCGTGATAAATACGGGGAATATAAAATCGTAGACAATTACACAATTTATTTTATCCCTAACTTGATGATATTTAAGAAAATATAGAATTGAGGTGTTTTTGTGGGACTTTTTTCAAAATTATTTGCAGGAACTGTATTTACCTTTAAACCTGATTTCTCAAAAACGGAATACGAAAATTGGCTTGAATATCTTCACGTTGGTGGTACTGATTCCGAATGGAAAGAATTAAAAAAGCGCAATCATTGGAAATTCAAACCGGATCCAATTGAAAAATTTTCAAAATA